GGTGACTTCTCGTACTTTAATTTCCATGAATTAGATTTTATTAATTATTATTTGATTTATCTTGGAGAGAACTCAGAAAGGTCAAACCCGTCAAGACTATCTTCATTAGACTCAAATCTTTGAGGAGGAAGATTATTCTTTCGTTGGTTTATTAACTTACTCTGCTCTGTATTTTGTTGACTTATACGGTCTGATTTAGCTGTCTCTCTGTCTCCCTCTCTCTGTAAAAGAGCAGACTGAGACATATCGTTTAACTGCTGATTATATTGGAACTCTCTTTCCATTAACGCAATTTTTAACTGAGCTTCATTATTCATCTTCTCAATATCAAAAGATACCTCTGCTTGTTTAAGCTGCATCTTAGCTTGAGTTGTGGCCTGTAAATTTTGCAATGCTGTTTGAGCTGCAAACTGTTGAGACTTCATCTGTCTCTCTGTAGTCATAGCCTCTTTCTGAAGCATCATCTGCTCCTCCCTATCTTGCTTGGTCTTTCTCTTTAACTTTAAAAGTTGATTCGCTAACTTTATATTCTTAAGCTCCCTAATGTCAATTGCATCCTCAAGGTATATATCTCCTCTTGAAAGAGCCATTTGAATGTTCTGCTCAAGTTGAGCCTTCTCCTCCTCATCAGGTGCTACTTCAATAAATACACCGAAGTCATATATGTATAAATCAGAAATTTCATGAAGTATAGTTACGTTATACTTACCAATCTGATTGACAAATTCATCAGTAAAATCTGAGTATTCAAGAATGTCAGATATCCTGTAAGACAGACCCTCAGCAATAGTCCTATATAGGTAAAGACTTGCATCAAGTATATGTCTTGTTGCGGTATTTGAGTTAAGGGCAGCTAGTTTTTGTACACCAACTAATGCATTAGGGTCAGGAGTGCTTCCATCTCTAGCCTCGTTAAGCCCTGTTACAGACCTAATCATATCTAGGTAGTGATTGTAATTTGTAAGAAGCATCTGTGTTTTAGATGCGCCTGAGTTTGATGTTAACTGCTGAATAGGAATCCTAGCACTATTGTTGTCACCATCTCCGGTGTAGCTACGACCTATAACAGAACCTGTTTGGAAGTATAACCTTAATGCATCTTCAGGATTGTATGCCGCACCTGTACCAAGGTCAACCTCATTCAGTCCATCGGCATCAATAAATACACCATCCGGTACTACCTTTGATATAACTTGCTGTAGCTTTAAGTGAGTTAGTTGTATCAGGTCTACAAAAGGAATCATTCTCCTTACTAGCGACTCAATAACACCCCTATACATTCTTGGGGCGACAGCTACGTAGTTAGGTATAGCGTGTTGACTTGCTGATTTAGGTCTGACCATATTCTTAGCCATCTCCCACTTCAGTACATAATTAGTCCCCATAACCATAACGCCATCATACCATACGTCAATTGTTTTATTTACCTTCTCAAAATTACCCTCATCCATCATGTCAGATGGCGGGTTAAAGGTGTCATCCTTTGGAATCATTTTTACATTCCCGGAGTCAGAGACTTTCTTCTTATATACAATCTCATTAGTAGACTTGTAGTTAAAGTAAAGAAGTGTTACTGTGTCCCTATAAAATATATCATTATTATAAGCCTGAGATAAATTAAAGGAATCATTCCAACTCTGTCCGTACTTAGATATCGTGTCAAGGTCTTCATTGGTTAATGTAGGGTCAATCTTAACTAGCTCAGTAATGTTTACTCTCTTAACCTCACCCCAATAAAAGCAATCCTTAAAGTGCGGGTCTTCAGTATAACTGTATATTACATTTGCAGGGTCTACATAAGATATCTGTACACCGCTTCCCTTTAAGAACTCATGTTTTGAAATTCCAATACCTAGTACTGTAAGGTCGTAGTCCATTCGCATACGCAAATCAGAGTAGTGGTTTTCAGCAAAAATTGTATTGATAGCTTCCTCCTCTGCAATCTCAATCGCAGGCTTATAGTTAAGCTGCATATACAAAGCAAGTTCCTCATCAGTATTTGGAAGCTCTTCAGGAGGCGTAACGAATGGATTCGCTCCTGTAAAATTTTGAATTTTTTCAAGAACAGGTTTGGCCACCATCTGACCCTCTATCATGTTCTGATACTTACTTCTCTTAGCTTGAGACATAGCATCTTGAGCATAAGCCTTAACGGAAAATAATCTACTAGACATTCCGTTAACTACTATGTCAACAAACTTTGGTAGTATTGGAACAGGAGTCCAATCTAAATTTATATAGGATAAATCTCCATCAACAGCAAGTTCTTGCTTATACTTTGCGATAGACTGTTCGCCTCGTGCATATAAACGCAGACGATTAAAACCATTCCATTGGTCGTAAAATCTACATTGACTTCCATCTTTCTTAAACCATTCATACTGAATAGCCTGACCAACTTGTAGCCCAAATTCAACTGAATCTTTCTCAGTATCAGACACAAATTGACTCGGAAATCCTGTAGATGATATGTTTATTTTAACATCTTTCATCAAATCAGTTCACTTGTAGCCCCCTTATTATTGTACCTCGCAAAGGTAAGACTTATTTTATTACTTGTTTTCTGAGGTTGGTACAGGTTTTTTTGGCAGGCCATTATTGCTAATCCTGAGCTAATACTTGCATCATACTTAGTCCTGTCGTTAATGTCAAACTTTGACCAATCCTCTAACGTCCTAGTAAATAACATAGACCCCATCTCATCCGAGTCTCGAAATGTACCCTCAGTATCCATGCCTACGTACTTCTCTATATAAGACTCTATAGCAGAGGCGTGAGCCTGCTTTACAGCCTCAGATGAGTTAGGTATACCCCCAAGCTCTTTCTCTGTCTTAGATAGCTTGTTATAGAGCTTATCGGGCCTGTTTAAGCAAAAACCTCTGTACCCTCTATTCTTGAAATGATATAATAGCCTTGGCTTGTTGTTCTCGATGAGTATAGGCATACCGTAAAACACACAGGCCATAAGCACCTCCTCGTAGAATATCTCTGCAGTCTGTGGTCTTGCTATGTACTCTAAGAAAAACTCGTTGCTAGGCGCATCCTCCATATTGAACTTAGTGAGTCCATGTAGTGCTCCATTAGAACCACCACCTCCTACTACTCCTGAGATGTCGTAAGAATCACATCCGAATGCGCCTATATGTTCATGGGCAGGATGCTTTACGCCATTACGTTCTCTATACTTATTCTGAAGTTCTTTCTTTGGAGTCCATGAGATTTTAAATCTACCTGCCTTGTCAGGAGAGAAGACTACCTCTGTATCTTTTATTCCGTTCTTCCACCTAAAGCTACCTCTTGTTACATGACGTTCTATCATAAGACCATCATTGTAATCTATCTGATGATATATACGAGTCAAATTAAATATAGACTGCTTGCTCTCATCTCTAAATGCATGGGATTCAGTTCTAGGAAACTGCCTGTAAAATTCATTTAAGGCACTAGCATCCGACTTAAGTGACTCAACCTCTGCCTCCCAATAGTCAATAGCTCCTTTATGTATACTCTCATTATCAATACCAAGTACCGGAGACTCGGGAGTTCTAAAAACAGGCATACCGTATCTATCAATAAAACCTTCCATATTCCATTCCATCGGGATAAATAATGAATACATACCGCTTTTAGTCTGACCATTCTTATTTCTTTTTACTACATCAGAGTCGTAGTATAAACTCTTAAAGTTGTCTCCACCCTTTGATAAAGCATTTGACGTTGACCCCATCATACACTTTCCTATAATCTTACTACCCAAACGCAAACAAGTCTTAGTAACCCTCCAATTGTTTAAAATATTGTTAGGCTTAATCCACTTACCTGATTCGTCATGTACCAATAAAAGCAACTTCTCGCCATCATAGGAGTTGTCATCTGTGTTCTTCCAATCTATAGTAGTATCTAAGCCCTCAAGTTCCTCCTTCTCTATGTCATACATATTCTTTTTAGTAATCTTAGATGCAGGTATCCTAAAAGCTAATTCTGTTTTAGGTTTATCCATACCATCCATAATTGGCTTAAAGAAAAAAGGCAGCCTACTATTGATAGGAACAACCTTATCCGTAAACATCTTCTTTGAATCAGAACCTGTCTTTGATAAAATTCCTATCCTAGCATTCTTTGCTGATGTCCCTATGTTGACACACTCTGATGAACTCATAAAAGAAAATCCTGAACGTCTTATCTTTACGTAATCCATTCCAAAACATCTATTGTCAGCCTTACAAGCCTCCCAAAATATATACAGTAATCTATTTGCCTCTCTAAAATCAGGGTATCCAATGTCAATGCTAGTCCATTGAAGATACATATAATGTCCTCCCGTTATGTAGGTAGGCGTTCCATTATTCATGAACCAATACCCATCCTCCCTCATATCAAATTCACGTTCGATATAATCTACATATTTGTTTTTAAAATCTGATGTCATATCATTCCATTGAAATATGGAATTAATTTTAGACAAGCTAACCGGAATCTGTGTTCGCTCCCAATACTGATTATGCTTTTTAGTATCCCTCTTAAAGCATGATTTGTTTTCTAATGGAAGACCAATTTTTAGATGCTGAATCTCATAAACCTCACCTAGAGTTCCATCCTTAGATATGATTACTAGGTCGTATTTAGAGTCGTAGCCGTACTTCCAAGACTTTGCTTTGTTTTTTGTAGACAAAACACTTTTCGGAATGTATCCTTCTACTATCCTGTGTAGCTTATTTTTGTGCTCTTCTTTCAGCAAATCCTTGTTTAGTGTCTATTTTATTATTTGATTCATTCTTTAAAGACTCAATAACTTCAGCCTCTGAATCAATCCTGCTTAGAATTTCAAAAGCATCAAAGATAGCTAACTTCTTTGTAGCAGCAGCATTTTTTAATTTATCAGCAGATAAGTCATCCTCGTCATCCTGCTTTATAATATCCTCCTTGGCTACTTTTATAAGTTGCTCTACAGCCCTGTATCCGGCTGCTATTATTTTTAATTTTAATTCCTTTGAGTCCATGCTATAAGGCTAAAGTAATCTGATGGTCAAAAATCCTGTACATCTTTTCCCCGTCTACCTCAAACTCATATTCGCTATCAGGACTAAATGAAACCTGTGCTCCCTCATGTATGCCTTGACTAGTCAAGTAGTCATTTGAATACCGCATCTTACCCATTAATGGTTCGTGCGTTGGCTTGTGTAGGTAGCATTCTTCTGATGGAATAGGAGACACAAAACAATACCTGTCATATGCATTCCACTTCTCTCCATCGTTATACATAAAGAACTGTTGGTCATCAATAAAGAACAAGTCATCTTTAAAAAAGCTCTTTCCGCTTTTACGCCTACCCCTCATGTCATTATAATACTTAAAGACATTATGGTGTACAAGCAATGTATAGCCAATCTTTATAGGGCCGGTATATCCAATTGGTAACTCGACTACTTCTGCAATACGATTGGAGAACTTATGCTCTTCTTCTGATGTGTTTGTAGTAAACTCTACACCACCCCAATCAACTACATTATTATATCGTGTCCCCTTCTCAGGACGGGCAATAAAATAAAATGGTGATTTCATATTTTAATTAAGAGCCACAACCAATGCAATCTATATGCGTATCCGTTGGCTTGACTCCATTTAATTTCATTTCAATATTGTGAATTTCATCGGCAAAATCCATTTGCTCCATAAAATTATCTGTATTAGATTTATTCTCTTTTAAGACCTTGACTTTATTCTCAAGGTCATTACGCTCTTGTAATGTCATACTAAAAGTTTATGTTGTACTCAACAGAAACAGGCATCGTATAAGAAAATGATTTCCACATCATAACCTCATCATCCTTTTCTATCCAAATCTTAAACTCGTTATCTGCTTCTTGTATAAGATGAATAGTATAACTACCATTAAGAACAGACTGCCCAACAATATAATGCATTGCCGATTTATAATCAGAACCTACGGATATTTTCCTAATATCCATTATACTTTATGTATATATATAGCGGCTGAAGGAACTACACCCATACCTGTCGTTCCTGTTGATTTAGATACCAAACCTGATTGCATAGAATTTGAACCTGATGCAGTATATACACTAGCTGCTTGGTAAACTTTTAATGTATCACCTACAGCCACAGTCTGTAAGAACTGTATAGTTAATGTTTGTGCAGGGTCAGAAGATTGAGCATCAAAAAATACTGTATTTTGATATGTAGTTTGAATTTGAGAATTATTCAAATCTACTGCATAAAAGAAATCTACATGAGCATCTCCTAATCCAACCAATAAACTCCCACTATTTAAATTTATAGATATGCTATAAGTCCCTGCAGTAATTGCTGTAATAGTTCCATCAGATGCTAAAGAAAAATATGCACTAGATACTGCAGCTCCAAAGTCTACTTGTTTTCTTGTATTTGCCGCAACTAATTCTTGGTCAATTGCAGTTGCAACACTTAAAACATTAAGCTCTGAACTATTAACCCATGCAACACCTGTACCTGTACTTGATAAGACTTGTCCTGCTGTGCCAACACTTCCTGCTCCATCTTGTACAGTACTTCCTAATGTTATAGCATCAAACGCAACTGAATGATTAAAATCACTTGTTCCGCTAGGCCCAAAAGTATTAATACCATTTAATGAAGAATTACCCGTAATTGATAAACTACCTATAAGAGAAATATTGTTTGAAGCCGTATTTCCTGCGGTTAAGACTTCAGATAATGTAGGTGCAACCGCAAGAGCAGCTATATCCTCAACCCTGAAGTTTTTAGTTTTATTGGAATCAATAGTGTTTGTTCCAATTACTAAATCTCCTGCGACAGGAGGTGATACAATTCCATACGAGCTAATCTTAGACATTATTATTCTGTTTTTTCTGTTCTTGTTATTTCACCTGACTGAACATTAACAATTGCATCCTCTCCATACTTCTCCATAAGAGACATCTCGTATTTGTTATACTCTACTTTTAAAGAGTCAACATCAGAAACAAGAGCTGACTGAGCAAGAGTCGTATCCCCAATCTTCATCTTTAATGTGTTAAATTCTGACACATAACCTTGAACTTTATTAAGTTCTTCTGTAGTAAGTTTCTCCATTGTAATAAATTTAATTTACACAAAGGTACAGTATTTTGATTAGTTGTTTTTTGCAGAGCCTCCAAAAAAGAAATCAACGACTGTGTTGACTTTTGCGCTCATAGCTCCAAAGATAGTTGAAATAAAACTCACCTCAAACTCTCCTAGATTTATGTCATCGTTAACGAAGTGCTCAAACATTAAAAAACTAAGAGAAAAGTAGGCTATTGTAAATATTGAAGCTAAAATCTTTTGTATGCTACCATCACTTGAGTATAGAGAGCGAGCACTCTTCCTGTCCTCTACCTCTAATGCATATAGCTCCATAAGCTGTATATGTGCTTTAGATTTATCTTCAGGTGTTAAGTTTGACTTATCTATTAACTTACCTACAGCTCCCAATAGACCTATGTCAGGTAATAACTCTCCTGCTACGTTTAGAATCTCCGGTGCTTTCTCAGATAGCCATACACCAACCTTCGTGTCTTTAAACTTTTTTTTCTTTTTCCTCATGTATTATTAATACAACCAAATCGCATCGTTCTTATCAGGGTCGTTATCTACATGGATAAATGAACCCGCTATACCAATACGATTAAATCCAACATTAATTAAAGCCTTAACTATTAGTAATCTTTTACCTGAGGATGTACATGAGATGTCTGCAGCGCATCCCTTAATGTGAGATGAATTCTCAACCCCGCCAACTTTAGCATTGTGCTCAGGTGTTCTGTAGCCTGAGTTTATCTTAAATGAAGTCATAGCCTCCTCACGAGCGTAGTCCAATAACTCTAAAAATTTTATATCCATATTTTCTCCTGAGCCGGGAACGTCAGGCGAATCAAACTCGTCTAAGGTGAAGTAATTCATTTTTATAAGTATCTTGGGTTAGCGTATTTCTTTGTAGGGCTTCCTTTTTTTGATTTACTTAATTTATCTTTAAGATTATCAACCTTCTTTTGTATCCTTTTTCTTTTCTGTAAAGTACCTGCTGTTTTTGTAGTTCCTTTTGTTGAGAATTTATTTCCCTTTGAAGATTTAGAACAACTTGTGCTACCTCTTTTTTGAGCAGCACTACCGCAACCATCTACTTTAGTTCTACCTGTATTACCTTTTACTGCTGATGTATTGACAACACTAAATGTTGGTGTAACTGCTCTCCCTTTAGGTTTATTATTATTACCTGCTTTAGGAGTCAAAATTTTAATCTTATCCTCTTTCTTTTTGATTCTCCTTTTTAATCTATCCTCTTTTCCCATGGCTATTCTTTTATTTCTTTCGTCTTCTTTTTGCTACGTTTGTTATATTTTTATATTTTGATTTAGGAACTCCCGATTTTTTTCTTCTGACAACACGAGGATTCGGTTTTGGTATCAATAAATAGTCTACCCCGTCTACTTCTCTAACTCCTCCTATTCTCTCTTCGCTCTTTTTTTTATAGTTGCTCAGGTGTTCCTTATGAGTAATATACATCGTTTTTCCTCCCGCCTTCGTCCATTTTTCCTGTTTAGCTTTTCTTTTTGGTTCGTTCACGCTGTTCTTCCAATTCCTATTCTCCTTTTTCTCCATTCTTTTTGCTTGCCGTCTCTTTCTCCCTTCTCCTTTAAAGATGGATGGTGCTAATGGATTTGATAAATCTCTCATTTCTTTTCTGTGTTTTTTAATTTTCCAAACTTATATATGGTAAATGATATGGCCAATACTAATGAAATCATTTGTAATAACTGATTACATTGGGTAAACGTAATTCCTAAAGCCCCTCCGTTCGCTGCTAACACTTCTACTGTATCCTTCAATTCTTTATTCATTTTAAGGGGTTTC